GGAAGCGATAACATAGCTATTGGTTATCAAGCATTAGCTAGCAATACTACAGGAAGCTATAACGCAGCTAATGGGTATCGGGCTTTGTACTCAAATACAACAGGAAGCGGTAATGTGGCTAATGGTTATCAAGCATTATTCTCTAATACAACAGGTAACCGTAACGTGGCTAATGGTTCTCAATCTTTAAGGTTTAATACAACAGGAGGCTATAACGTAGCTAGTGGTTATGAAGCATTACTCTCAAATACAACAGGAGAAGGTAACGCAGCAAATGGTTTTTGGTCTTTACGCTCTAATACAACAGGTTCTCAAAACGTAGCTAATGGTTATCAATCATTGTATGCAAATACAACAGGTAATAATAATGTTGCAGTTGGTTATCTAGCTTTAAGGTATAATACAACAGGCTCTAATAACGTAGCTAGTGGTACACAGTCTTTGTATAACAACGTTACAGGTGATAGCAACGTATCCAATGGGGTTAATTCTTTATACAATAATACAACAGGTAACTTTAATACAGGGGTTGGTACAGATTCGTTGAAAAAGAATACGGTTGGCATCTCAAACGCGGCATTTGGGAACCAAGCTTTACTGAATAATATTATAGGTTCAGAAAATGTAGCTATTGGAAATACCGCAGGTTCTATAGTATTTGGTGGTACAGCAAATGAAACACCCAACAGCTCTGTGTTCATCGGGGCAGGTACAAAATCAAAGACTAATACTGATACTAATCAAATAGTAATAGGTTATAACGCTATAGGAGAGGGTAGCAATACTGCTAGGATTGGTAACACAAGCACTACCGCATTATATGTTGGAGGCGCAGGAGCAGGAGTAGTATTAAAATCTCCAAATGGAACTTCATATAAAATAACAGTTAGTAATGCAGGAGTTATTACAGCAACGGCTATATAAAAACAAAAAAACAAAAAAACAAAAACAAAATGGAAGAATTAACACAAGAACAAATAGAAAAAAGTATCTCTGCTACTTACGATTCGGTAAATTTAATTAATGAATTAAATTCAAAAGAAACGCTAACTGAAGAAGAAAGCGATTCAAAGAATAGAAATATTCAGCATATAGAGATTATGCTTGCTAAAGAATGGTTTTTAAGTGGACTAAGCAAAGTTCAAAAACAAGAATTAGAAGCTATAAAATAAAGAAAAGTGCGAGACAACAACAAAGTCTTGCATTTTTTATATATTTGCATAAACAAATTAAATTTAATCAAAATGAAAAAAGTAAAAGGTTACACAATTAATGAATTAACAGCATTGGCGCAATTACTTAGTAAGTGTAAAAATGATAAAGATTTAAAAAGTTCTACTACAATAATTTCAGGAATTAGATTAATAAAATCAATTCAAGCTTCTATTAAAAATTTTTTTGATGAACAATCAGAGATTTTTAAAGCATTAGATGTATCTGAAGTAGAAAAAGAAGGTTCAAAATACTACAGTTGGGAAGATAAAACCGAAGACTCACAGAAAGTCATTAATGCTGCTTTAGCTGAATTAGCAAAAACTGAATACCCTATTGAATATACTAACAAAATTGATGAAGAAGATTTTTCAATATATACAAGAGGTCTAAGTAATTCAGAAGTCGTATATCTATATGATTTTTTAGTTATAAAAGAATAATGGATATTCGTAAAATATCAATAGGTCCTGACTACAAAAGTGGTGCTATGCACTACATAGTTGGTCAAAAAATACTTGGGGATTCAAATTTAATTCATCTTATTAAGAGAAATGAATTTAACTCCGTGCTAATTTATATTATAAATATAAAAGAAGAAGTAGTTCTTTGGAAAGAGTTTACTGCTCCTATGCCAATTTCAATTGAATATAACATAGACTTTTAATGAAATCTCCATTCTACTTCATAGTAAAACCTACGAATGGAAAGCGATACGATAACACAAGAGATATAGGAGTGGTTGATTTTATAGTCAGTACTTCAGAAGAGGATTATAAATTCTCTAATAGATATGCCGAGGTTGTCGAGCTTCCCATAAGCTACAACGGTCCTATATCAATAGGAGACACACTTCTTGTACATCATAATGCTTTTAAGTATTATAATGATATGAGAGGTCGTCAAAAAAGCGGAAAGAGTTTCTTTAAAGATGATTTATTCTTTATAGAGACAGACCAATTCTTTATGTATAAAAAAGGGTCTACTTGGAATGCTTACGACAAGTATTGTTTTGTTAGACCAATTTCTGCTACAGAATATTACATAGAAAAATTTTTAGCTGAAGAACCTTTAATGGGGCAGATGGTATATCCAAATGAGTATCTATTAAATAAAGGAATTAAAAAAGGCGATTATGTTTGTTTTTCTCCCGACAGCGAATATGAGTTTACTGTTGATGGAGAAAAGCTATACCGTATGTATGACCATCAAATAACAATGAAGCTATGATAAATATTGTAGATGATTTTTTAAATGAAGATATTTATAACTACATCTATAATAGTTTGACGAGTAATCAATTTCAAGAAGTTGAAGTTGGGGATAAGAAGTTTTGGGTTCAATATAGCAATAAAGAATTTGATAATTTTATTATCAATAAATTAAGCGATATAGACAAAACTAAAAGAGAGTGTCTTTTAGGTTTCTTTAGAGTAGCAACTGAAGAGTTCGATACTGATTGGAGAATACACGCAGACTCAAAAGTAGGCGATATTAGACCTGAAAGAGCACTCGTGCTATATATATCTCCATCAACAAAAGAAGGGCTCCACGGAACCGCTTTTTGGAAGCATAAAGATATAGGTTATGAGATGCCTTTAGATGTGTCTAACGAAGAAGCCGATAGGTTTCTTTCAGAAGAAGCAAATAATTTAGATAATTGGGATTTACATTCTGTAGTAGGATATAGACCTAATCGTGCACTTATGTATCCTTCTAATTACTTTCATAGTAAATATCCAAACACGGGTTGGAAAGAAGGCAGAATGGTGTATGTAATGTTTTATAGATAATCGTATGACACCTAAAGAAACAAAATTAAAAATTATTGCTGCCGGTCATAAAGCAGTATTGGAACTTATAAAAGTTGCCGAAGAATCTATATTGAATCCTGATATGGATGGAGATGACTTGGCTGCGGATAAGTTAAAGAACGCAGCGGCTACAAAAAAATTAGCTATATTTGATGCGTTTGAGATTCTTAGTAGAATAGAATCTGAAAGAGAAAGTCTTGATATTGCCGAAAATGGAGGAAGTAAAACTGATACAAAACAAGGGTTTGCAGAAAGAAGGTCTAAATAGTTTATATACTGTAGTTAAGGATTACATACCTGCCCATTCTATTACTAAAAAGAATGGTAATAAATCTTGGATATATGGTTATAATGATAAATATGATGTTATAGTAATATCTAAAACAGGACAGATAGGAGATGTTGTATGTATTGCAGGTCTTTATATTGCATTGCCGCCTACTCCAAAAAAGTGTCTTCAAAGACACAATTCAAAAGCTGAACAATATTGGGAAAGAGAATTACTTCCAAAACAACTTTTAAGAATACAATCAATATTTCAATGGAATGAAATGCCATCTGATTTTAAGAATAGATGGGTTGATTATATTGAAAATGAATTTGATTGTAGAGAAAATGGAGTGTGGTTTATGAATAATGGAGTCCCTACATACATAACAGGTTCTCACTATATGTATCTTCAATGGTCGAGTATTGATATTGGTTATCCTGATTTTCGTGAAGCAAATAGAATATATTGGATTTTTTGGGAAGCCTGTAGAGCGGACTCAAGAAGTTTTGGTATGATATACCTAAAGATTAGACGTTCAGGATTCTCATTTATGTCTTCATCTGAATGTGTAAACGTAGGTACTCTTGCTCGTGATGCAAGGATTGGTATTTTGTCAAAGACCGGGTCTGATGCTAAAAAAATGTTTACTGATAAAGTAGTTCCTATAAATAGCAGACTTCCATTTTTCTTTAAACCTATTATGGATGGTATGGATAAGCCAAAGACAGAACTAGCTTTCCGTGTCCCTGCTTCTAAGATTACAAAGAAAAATATGTATGACACAGAAAATGAAATCATAGAGGGATTAGATACATCAATAGATTGGAAAAACACAGAAGACAACTCCTATGATGGAGAAAAGTTATTATTTTTAGCTCACGATGAGTCAGGAAAATGGACCAAGCCAAATAACATTAAAGAGAATTGGCGAGTAACTAAAACTTGTTTGCGTTTAGGGTCTAAAATTATTGGAAAATGTATGATGGGCTCAACTTCAAATGCATTATCAAAAGGAGGTCAGAATTATAAAGATATGTTTGAAGATTCCAATGTTAAAAATCGTAATGCAAATGGTCAAACTAAAAGTGGACTGTATGCTTTATTTATACCTATGGAATGGAATATGGAGGGGTTTATAGATAGATACGGTATGCCTGTTTTTTACAAACCTGAATCTTCTATTATAGGGGTAGATAATATGATGATAAAGAATGGAGCTATAAATTATTGGGAAGCTGAAGTAGATTCTCTTAAAAATGATGCTGATGCATTAAATGAATTTTATCGTCAATTTCCAAGAACTGAATCTCACGCATTTAGAGATGAAAGTAAACAATCTCTATTTAACCTTACTAAAATATACCAACAAATTGATTATAACGATAGTCTAATAAAAGAACACTTCACTACTCGTGGGTCTTTTCATTGGAGAGATGGTATGAAAGACACTAAAGTTGTATTCACTCCTGATATAAGGGGTAGGTTTGTAGTTGCTTGGACCCCTGCGAAACATTTACAAAATAATATTCATTTTAGAAATGGAGTAAAACATCCCGGAAATGAACATATTGGGTCATTTGGATGCGATAGTTATGACATATCAGCAGTAGTTGGTGGCAGAGGCTCTAATGGTGCTTTACACGGACTTACTAAATTTAATATGGATGATGCTCCTTCAAATGAGTTTTTTTTAGAATACGTTGCAAGACCTCAAACTGCCGAAATATTTTTTGAAGAAGTTTTGATGGCTTGTGTGTTTTATGGTATGCCAATTTTAATTGAGAACAATAAACCTAGATTACTTTATCACTTTAAAAATAGAGGGTATAGGCATTATTGTCTAAATAGACCCGATAAACAATACAATAAACTAACAAAAACTGAACGTGAACTTGGAGGAATACCAAACTCATCCGAAGATGTAAAACAATCTCACGCATCTGCAATTGAATCTTACATAGAAAAATATGTTGGTATAGATTTTACAGGAGATTATAGAGATGGAGGAGATATGGGTACTATGCCTTTTACAAGAACATTAGAAGATTGGGCAAAGTTTGATATAAATGACAGAACTAAATTTGATGCGTCTATAAGTTCAGGATTAGCTATTATGGCTAATCAGAAGCATTTATATATGCCTGAGAAAAAAGATTCAAAAATAAGTATTAACTTCGCAAGGTATTCTAATGATGGTTCAACAAGTCAATTAATCAAATGAAAAACGTAACAATAGATATTACATCGTCAGCCTTTCCAAGTCAGCTAGCTACTGATTCAGAAAAAGCATCTCAACAATTTGGATTACAAGTTGGTCAGGCTATTCAATATGAGTGGTTTAGAAAAGATGGAAATAATTGCAGATATTATGGTCAGTGGAAAGAATTTCATAGATTAAGACTATATGCAAGAGGAGAACAAGGAGTGGGTAAATATAAAAATGAATTAGCTATTGATGGCGATTTATCATATTTAAACTTAGATTGGACCCCTGTTCCTATTATTCCTAAATTTGTTGACATTGTTGTTAATGGAATGTCTGAAAGATTATTCAAGGTTAAAGCATACGCACAAGATGCTATGTCTCAAGCTAAAAGAAATAAATATCAGGAGATGATGGAGTCTCAAATGGCAGGTAAAGAAATCTTAACAAAGATTAAAGACTTATCAGGCGTTGACCCTTTTGTTATGGACCCTGATGAATTGCCGAATACTGATGAAGAATTAGCATTATATATGCAATTAAATTATAAACCGGCTATTGAAATTGCTGAAGAAGAAGCTCTAAATACAATGTTTGATGTTAATCATTATGATGAGATTCGCAAACGACTTGATTATGACGCTACTGTTCTTGGTATATCAATATCAAAACACGAATTTCTTCAAGGAACAGGAGTTAAAATATCTTATGTAGACCCTGCAAATGTTGTCTATAGCTATACTGAAGACCCTTATTTCAGAGACTGTTTCTATTGGGGAGAGATTAAAACTATGGCGATAACTGAGTTAATGAAGATTGACCAAAAACTTACTAAAGAAGATTTACAAGAAATAACTCAATATAGCCAATCGTGGTATGATTATTTTAATGTAGCTCAATTTTATGAAAATAGTGTATTCTCAAGAGACACTTGTACATTAATGTACTTTAATTATAAAACTACTAAAAAAATAGTTTATAAAAAGAAAATACTTGAAAATGGCGGTTCTCGTGTAATAGAAAAAGACGATACTTTCAACCCTCCAACGCAAATGATGGAAGAAGGTAATTTTGAAAAGATTGAAAAAACTATTGATGTATGGTATGAAGGTATTATGGTAATGGGAACCAATATTCTTTTGCAATGGAAAATGTCCGAGAATATGGTTAGACCAAAATCCGCATCACAACACGCATTGCCAAACTATATAGCTTGTGCTCCAAGGATGTACAAAGGAGCTATAGAGTCTTTAGTTCGTAGAATGATACCTTTTGCTGACCTTATTCAACTTACTCATTTGAAACTTCAACAAGTAATTAATAGAGTAGTTCCTGATGGTGTATTTATTGATGCAGATGGACTTAATGAGGTTGATTTAGGAAATGGAGCAGCTTATAATCCCGAAGATGCTTTAAGACTTTATTTCCAAACAGGTTCTGTTGTTGGAAGAAGTTTTACTCAAGATGGAGATTTTAATAATGCTAAAGTTCCAATTACTCAGTTAAACTCTAATAATGGAACAGGAAAGACTCAAATGCTTATTACAAATTACAATCATTATATGGATATGATTAGAACTGTAACAGGTCTTAACGAAGCAAGAGATGGTTCTACTCCTGACCCTAATTCATTAGTTGGCTTACAAAAGTTAGCAGCTTTGAACTCAAATACAGCTACTCGACACATACTTGAAGGTGGACTATTTATTTTTCGCTCAATGGCTGAGGCATTAACATACAGAATTGGAGATATTTTAGAATATTCAGACTTTAAAGATGAGTTTATAAATCAAATAGGTAGATATAACGTTTCTATATTAAATGATATTTCTGACTTATATATATATGATTTTGGTATTTTTATTGAAGTTGCACCTGATGAAGAACAAAAAGCACAACTTGAAGGCAATGTTCAAATGGCATTATCTAAAGGAGATATTAATCTTGAAGATGCTATTGATATTCGTGAACTTAGAAATCTTAAACTTGCAAATCAATTATTAAAACAAAAGAGAATTAAGAAGCAAGATAGAGAAGAGAAGATGCAAATGCAGAAGCAAGCAATGGTCTCTCAGCAACAACTTCAGTCTCAGCAAATGGCTGCGCAAACAGCTATGCAAAATATGCAGTCTCAATTGGATATGAAAATGCAATTAAAGGAAATGGAGACTCAGTATAATATTAAGACTATGCAAGTAGAGGCTGAGTTAAAATCTCATTTAATGGCTGAGGAGTTTAATTATACTTTAGAATTAAATAATATGCAGGGCGGAAAAATAGTTGAAAAAGAACAATTAAAAGAAGATGCTAAAGATAAGCGTATTAGTCTTCAAAATACTCAACAATCCAAACTTATAAATCAAAGAAAAAATAACTTACCTCCATTAATTTTTGAATCAAATGAAGATAGCTTAGATGGTTTTGATTTAGGGGAATTTGACCCACGTTAAAAATGTCAAATATTTTGTATAGATTTGTAAAAAATTAAATTAAATCAAAATTAAATCAAATGGAAATGAAAGTAAGGTTATTAGATGGTATAGAAGAAAAAGGAACTGCTCAAGTTGAACAAGAGTTACTTGAGAAACACGAACAACAATTTGATAATGTTAGAGTTCCCGGACAAGATATTCCTGTAGTTGAGATACCCGTAGTTGAATCACCTGTTGTTGATACTACTACAGAATTAAGTGAAGAACAAGTTATTTCATATATTGGAAAAAGATATAATAGGCAGATTAATTCATTAGACGAATTAACAGCTCAAAGGGAAGAAGCTGAGGCTTTACCTGAAGATGTTGCTGCTTATATGAAATACAAGAAGGAAACAGGAAGAGGATTTGAGGATTTTTTAAGTCTTAAAAAAGATTTTGACTCAATGGAACCTGAAAGTTTACTTAAAAATTATTTATCAGCAACTCAAGAAGGACTTGATGCTGATGATATAGATTCTTTAATGGATGATTATCGTTATGACGAAGACGTTGATGACGAGTCGCAAATTAAAAGAATTAAGATTACAACAAAAAAGGCAGTTGCAGAAGCAAGAAAATTTTTTAACAATCAAAAAGAAAACTATAAAATTCCACTTGAGTCAAGTGCGGGATTTATTTCTGATGATGAAAAAGAAGTTTACGAAAGCTACAAGCAATATACCAAGCAAGCGAAGACTATTGACGAAGAGAATGAAAGAAAAAGAAATTGGTTTAACCAAAAGACTGATGAAGTATTTAGCAGAGAGTTCAAAGGTTTTGAGTTCAATGTTAATGACAAACGAATCACTTTCAATCCCGGAGACGCTTCTGAACTTAAAAAGGCTCAAGCCACACCTACAAACTTTATTAATAAGTATTTAGATGAGCAAGGGTTAATTAAAGATGCAGAAGGTTATCATAGGTCATTATCAATTGCTATGAATCCTGAAAAATTTGCCAAGTTTTTTTACGAACAAGGGCAATCAGATGCAACGGAAGGTACTATGAAAGGCATTAAAAATATTCAAATGTCAGCAAATAGAGCTCCTGAAATTACAAAAGCAACGGAGGGAATGCAGGTAAAAGCGATAAATCCTGATTCAGGTAGAGGTCTAAAGATTCGCAGTATAAAAAGAATGTAAAATTTAAAATCAAAAAAAAATGGCAAGTGCATTATTAAACAACCCTACTTATGCATTACAACCCTCAGCGGAGCAGGTAGCGTTACAGACAAATTATATTACTAACTTCAACTTTTTGAATCAGTATCTTCCTGATACTTATGAAAAAGAGTTTGAGCGTTATGGTAATAGAACCATCGCATCATTCTTGAGAATGGTAGGTGCAGAGATGCCTTCTAACTCTGACCAAATCAAATGGGCAGAACAAGGTCGTCTTCACATTAAGTACACAAACTGTACTTCAGCAGCAGCATTAGCAGCAAATACTGCTACTTTTACTGTAGCAGATGCAGGTGTTACTTATATTGCAATCAGAGTAGGTCAAACTGTAATGATTCAAAACAACGCATCAGGTGTTTATAACAAAGGAATTGTTACTGCAGTACCTTCGGCAACTACTTTTACAGTAGCTTATTACGAAGCAGCAGGTCAAGCTTTTGCTGTAGCTACTCAATGTACTGTATTCATTTACGGTTCTGAGTTTAAAAAAGGAACTAACGGAATGGTTGGTTCATTAGAAGCGGAAGATGAAATTTATTCTAACAAGCCTATTATCTTGAAGGATAAGTATTCAGTTAATGGTTCTGATATGGCTCAAATTGGATGGGTTGAAGTTACTACTGAAAATGGTGCAACAGGTTACTTGTGGTATTTGAAATCAGAGCACGAAACTCGTTTACGTTTTGAAGACTACATTGAAACATCTATGATTGAAGCAGTTCCTGCTCAAAATGGTTCAGGTGCAGCTGCTGTACTTGGAGGAAATGGTCAAGGTGGGTCTGAAGGTATCTTCTATGTTGTAAATAGCAGAGGAAATGTTTGGGGTGGTGGTACACCAACTTCTTTATCTGATTGGGATTCTATTGTTTCTCGTTTGGACAAACAAGGAGCTATTGAAGAAAACGTAGTGTTTGTTAACCGTGGACTATCTTTTGACATCGACAATATGTTAGCTACATTGAATGGTTATACTTCAGGTGGTGTTGCTCAATCTGCATCTTTCGGTTTATTCGACAATGATGTTGATATGGCTTTGAACTTAGGATTCACAGGATTCCGTAGAGGTTATGATTTCTACAAATCTGATTGGAAATACCTAAATGACCCAACTATGAGAGGTGGATTGAACAATACTGCTGCTACTGCAACAGGTACAATCACAGGTCTTATGGTTCCTGCAGGTTCTACTTCAGTGTATGACCAAATTATGGGTAAAAACGCAAAACGACCTTTCTTACACGTGAGATACCGTGCATCTGAGGCTGAAGATAGAAGATACAAAACTTGGATTACAGGTTCTGCCGGTGGTGCTGCCACAAGCGACTTGGATGCAATGGAGGTAAACTTCTTGTCTGAAAGATGTGTATGTACTCTTGGTGCAAACAACTTCTTATTATTCCGTTTTGGATAATATATAATTAATTAGAGAGTGTCTTTAAAGACACTCTCTTTTTTATATTTAAAAAATTAAATTAAATTAAATCATTAATAAAAATGGCAACAATAGTTTCAGTAGACAAAGTCTATAAATTAACAACATGTAATCCGCTTTCATATAGTTTAGCGGCAAGAAATCATCCAAGATTCCCACTAATGTGGTATGATGAAAAAAAGAATCAGAATCGTGCTCTTAGGTATGCAATAAATCAAAAGTCCCCTTTTGAGGATGAGCAAGATGGAAATGCAATCATTGAACCAATTATGTTTGAGGATGGATTTTTATCCGTTCCAAGAACTAATCCTGCGCTTCAAGCCTTTTTACACTACCACCCATTAAACGGAAGAGTTTTCGTTGAAGTAGATGAAGAAAAAGATGCTGCATACGAGGTTGAAAGCTTTGACCTTGAAATTGATGCGTTAATTGAAGCAAGAAAACTTTCTCTTGAGCAGATAGAAACTCTTACTAGAGTTATGTTCGGAAAAGACCCTTCAACAATATCAACAGCAGAATTAAAACGAGATATTTTAGTGTTTGCTAAAAATGACCCAAGTGGATTCTTGGCTACATTGAATGACCCTGAACTACAGTTTCAAGCTAAAGTTCGCAAATTCTTTGAAGAAAAACTATTAGCATTACGCAACGGAGATAAAGAGGTTTGGTTTAATACACCAACAAATAAGAAAAAAATGGTATCCGTACCATTTGGAGAAGACCCTTATGACATAGCAGGTTATTTTTTATCAAGCGATGATGGTATAGACTCCCTTAAAATGTTAGAGGCTAACCTCCATCAGTAGTACAATCTAATTAAGATGCCCTTAGTTGAAAAGTAGCACAGATTTATTTCTGTGCTTTTTTTATGTATATTTGTAAAAAGATTTGAAAAATGATAAACGAAGTTAGAAATACAGTACTATCCGTATTAAATAAAAATAATTATGGGTATATTTCTCCATCAGACTTCAATTTATTTGCTGAAAATGCACAGATGGAGATATTTGAAGATTACTTCAAAAATTATAACAAGGCTATAAATGCTGAAAATGCACGTACAGCCGGGAGTGATTATGCTGAAATTGAAGGTCCTATTGCTGAAACGCTTGAAGGTTTTTTAGTTACAAATTACTTATCGCATTTGGGTTCAAATAGATACTCAGCACCATCTCTTACTACAACAGGAGATGATGATTATTATATTCTTAAAATGCTTTGTCATACAAAAATTTTAAAATCAGGATTGACTACAGCAGCAGGTGCAAATACACTTGTAGATTCTACAGCAACATTTTTATCTGATGGATTAACAGCAGGAGATGTTGTTGTGAATGGAAATACAGGAGCTGTATCTACTATAACAAATGTTGTTTCAAATACTTTAATAGCATTAAGCTCAAATATTTTTACAGCAGCAGGACAAATTTATAATATTTACTCAAAAGCAGTAAAAGAAGCTGACAAAGTTAGTGTTGGAAAAATAACAATGCTTAATGCATCGAGCCTAACAAGTCCAACTGAATTTTATCCATCATATACTCTTGAGGAAGAAACAATTAAGTTATTTCCCGACACTATAGATGCTAAAGGAAAAGTTGAATGTGTTTATTTTAGATACCCTAAAACTCCAAAATGGACATATATTACATTGGTAAGCGGGGAACCGGCATTTGACCAATCACAGCCCGATTATCAAGACTTTGAACTTCCTTTTTCAGATAATTATATAATAGTAATGAAGATACTTCAATATTGTGGTATTTCAATTCGTGAAACTGAAGTTGCTCAATTTGGTATGATTCAAGAACAGCAAAATAATCAATAATAAAAACAACGAGAAATGGCATATATATCGCAATATGAATATTACGACAATAATGGTAACACACCTCAAGATGCAAATTGGGGTTCTTACCAATATGTTAGTTTAGATGATATAGTCAATAATTTTTTATTGATGTATTCAGGAAATCATTCATTGGTTAATAATGAAGAAAGATATAAGATAATTTTTCACGCAAAAAGAGCCATACAAGAGCTTAATTACGATGCTTTCAAGGAAATCAAGGTATTAGAACTAAGCGTAGCTGATTCGTTAAGATATGTGCTTCCATCGGACTATGTGAGTTGGGTTCGTATTTCATTATATAAA